GTTCACTGCCGTCGAAACCGGAAAAGTCTCCGGCTCCAACGTAAGGATCGCTGTAGCGAGAAAATCTACCTAATCTATTAGCCAGACAATTCCAATCAGCGGATAATGGATTGATGGCAATGCATGTGCCATTATCTATGGATCTTTCAAACATAAACTTAGAAAAGGCTCCAAAGTATTGTTTGCATGCGATCAAATACTCGAAAGGTCCCCCATTAAAGAGACGAGTTTTTCCATCTCGAACTTTCTCAATGGATCTTCGTTCATCTTTCAAATTGTCAGTGAAAACCCATAATCTACGTTTTCCCAAGCTTGCATCCTCAATTATTGATTCTATGGTTTTTGAAAAATCTTCAAAATAAGGGTTGGATGAATCTCTAATAGCTGTATCTCCTAGTAATAAATGTTTAATATTTACTAATTCATATTTTAATGGAAAACCAACACTACTAGCTGAATTTACTGCATCATAATATTCAATTTCATCATCTCCCCACAATGCGATATCAACAGGCAAAATTTCCTTAGTTGAAGTTCTTAAAGAATTCAAAAAACAGAAATAATCTTCCTTTGATTTTTCAAGTATTCCAGGATCTACTAATATAGATTGGGTGCAATATTTGGTCATTGCGATTTCAAAAGGATCAATATTACCTTTAGGTCTCAATAATGCTGGAACTTGTTTGGAAATGAAAAATGTTTCCATTCCATAAAGAGGTGAAGCTCTTATCTTAGTTACTCCATATGGGTCGTGCCGATGTTCAGACTTTCCAAGGACTGTGTATTTTTCTGAAACAAAAGGAGGAATTGCCTGAAATTCCAATTCAGTAAACTCTTCAACTCGTTCAATTTCTATATCGTGAGGACCCATGTCGGAAAGACATTCTTGTAATGCCTCATACGTGATCAATCCTGCATAAGCTTTACGAACACCAGAAATTTTTGCACCAGCGAAATGTATACCAATCAATCTTCTGTTCGAACCTGAATTCGAACGTAAAAATATTGGTGTGCCACAATCACCTACTCTAGAATCCGCAGCATAAACCAGTGTTTTGGGAAGTGAATAATCAACTCCTTCTGCACTAAACCTACAATGCTCAATGTGAGCTGTTGTATGTTGAACTACAGAATCTTTTGGGAATTTAAGACATATATCAAACGTGTGCTTCAACTTCGTTAGTTGTTGTTCAGTGATAAATCTGTTCGTGATATCACGAACAGCACGGCAATTATTGAACTTTATCAAAGCCGCATGTGAATCTATCAAAGCTAGTTCACTCGTACTTTTGAGTACATTTTCCAAAGTATCCTGCGCGACTAAACCGTCGGACAAATCTTTAACGATAAATTCCGAGGTATTCTTAAATCTGCCTTCTTCAATTCCGGTAATCCATAGATCAAAGAAATGACGTGGAATTAAACCAAAATTGGTCTTTATGCAAGTTACGAAACCAACCCAGATTTCTTCTTCATCGGTTTTGATGTACATGTTGAAAACATTTTTATTACTAACACTAGTTAAAGTTTCAAAACCAGACACATCAGCTGATTGCATGATTAAGGAATCCTTAGCTTCCTTAATCGACATCTTAGCAATCTTAGGTCTAGCCCTAGCAGGATTATCATAATACATTTGCAAATCAGCTGAACTCTTTCCAAAAAAAAAATTGGAAATAACACCAGCAACAGCTGCAATTGAAATTGATAGAACAACAATAGGTTTTTTCATAAAATCTAAAATGTATTTGGAAATATGTTTT